ATCAGATCCAAACTTCTATGCTGAATTAACAAACCAGCTTCAGCGGGCATATTCTCTTGCCACCGATGCAGCCGTAATCGCTGATATAATCTCCGGCGGCGTACAAGGTTCAGCGGTAGCAGCTACCTCAGCTGGCATTATCAGCTATGTATCAACAGAGTCGGCTAATATCTACAAAAATACTAGCTACTTTGCCCGTAACTATATTGCCGGGCCTTCGCAATGGTCTTTGCTAATGGGCGCAACCGATACCACCGGCAGGCCAATCTATACCGCGATCCAACCCATGAACGCAGGCGGTTCAGCGCTGCCCACGACTATTAGAGGCAATGTGCTGGGCCTTGATCTCTACGTGGATCACCAGATGGTCGCCACCACGATCGACGATTCTGCTTTCATTGTTGCACCCGAAGCGATGACGGTGTACCGCAGCCCACAGGCTTACTTGTCTGTGAACGTTGTAACAAATCTGCAGGTGCAAGTGGCTATTTATGGATTCATGGCAACGATCGTCAAGATCTCAAAGGGTTTAGTGCGATACAACCTAACCTAATAGAAAAAGTAGTCTGATAGGGCCTAAGCCCTTTGGCCCTATCAGACCTAAAAAGAGGGGTGCAAGATGGCGGCTACCTACGTTACGGCGGCAACGCTAAAAGCGTCTTTAGGCGTTGGCACTTTATACGACTCTTATACATGGATAGAGGACACCTGCCAAGCGGCCGAGGATCTGATAAACGGCTTCTTGTGGTTTGATTCTGCACCGGTAGTGGGAACTTCGTTAGTGAGTAACGTAGCTACCGTCATGATAGCCAATCCCGGTATATTCACCACCGGTCAATCCGTCACGGTCGCCGGGGCTGGCTCTACATTCAATGGCACTTTCACCATTACCGGCACGGTACCCTTCAGCGCCGGCACTACTAACTTATTACCAGCTTTTAACTTCCAGCTAAACTACTTCCAATATCCGCAAGGGTTTAGTTTTATACAGTACGCCAAGACAGCCTCGGATCAAAACTTCAGGCGCGTGATACCTAGTGGCAGCATGACCGGAACCGATACAAAGACCACCGGTTACGCTAGTACGCCTGCGATCAATGCAGCGGCGTTAATGCTGGCTGAGAATATCTGGACAAGTCGCTTTAGCACACAAAATGGCGGCGTTAGCGTGGATGGTTATAGCCCAAGCCCGTTCAAAATGTCTAATACGTTGATGGCCTCAATCAGAGGTTTATTAGCACCGTATCTGAACCCTAGCGCGATGGTGGGATAATGACAACGGATCTAACCACCCTGCGCTCTACTATTGCCACGGCACTAACAAACGCGACCGTTTGGAGTACCTACAGCTATCCACCTAGCACCATCGTAGCTAATAGCGTGGTAGTAGCACCCGCCGATCCTTATGTGGTACCGAGCAATAACTCACGCTCAACTATTGCCCCGTTAGCTAACTTCAAGATCATTATGACCGTACCCATGCTATCTAACGAGGGCAATCTGCAAGGTATTGAGGATTTTCTAGTGGCGGTTTTCGGCAAATTGGCCTCTAGTTCTATCGTTTTCAATGTTACCGCGGTTAGTGCGCCAGCGGTTCTAAGCCTGCCGAGCGGTGATCTGCTCACAAGTGATTTACAAATATCCGTCTTAACGAGTTGGAGTTAAAACAATGGCATTAACAGATGAAGAAAAAGCGTTTTTGATCAAGATAGGCCAAGACTTGCCTGCAGAGATCAAAGAAACAAAGAGACAAAAAGAAACACCCACAGAAACACCGACACAAGAGAAAGAGGTATAATCAATGGCCATTTTTTTATCTAATGGCGTAGTAGTAACGCTCAACAGCGTGGCTCTCTCAGACCACGTCACCAGCGCGACTATCAATCGCTCATTTGATGAACTTGAAGTTACAGCTATGGGTGATAGTGCTCACAAGTTCGTCAAAGGTTTAGAAGCTAGCACCATCACTCTAGATTTTCTAAGCGATACTGCAGCTGCTAACGTCAATGCAACTCTGCAAGCGGCTTGGGGTACCACCGTAGCACTCACGCTAAAACAAACTAGCGCGGCTACCTCTGCCACAAACCCGCTATACAGCACCACCGTATTAGTCAATAACACGCAAGATATTAACGGCGCTGTGGGCGATGTAGCTACGCAGAGCATCACTTTTACTTGCAACTCAGCAATCGTAATCACCACAAGCTAACAAACAAACAAAGGGGCAGACAATGGCAAAACTTAAGATAACAAGGGCAGACGGAAGCGTAAGCGAGCATAAGATTACGCCCCGTATAGAGTATGCCTTTGAGCTGTATGTAAAAAAAGGATTTCACCGAGCTTTTGCGGAGGATGCCAAGCAGAGCGATGTCTATTGGTTGGCGTGGGAGTGCTTGAGAAGTAGCGGTGAAGTGGTCAAACCCTTCGGGGCAGACTTCTTAGATACTCTAGCCAGAGTCGAGGTGTTAGACGATGACCCCCCGCAATAATTGGGCGCGGTAATCTCGGTTATTTGATTGCTCAAATAGCAGTTGAGACCGGGATACCGCCCCAAGATCTATTGGATTTAGATGACACTATGTTTAGGAACGTGCTGAAAGTTTTAGAGGATAGAGCAAAGGCGGTGCGAGATGCCAACAGAGGTAGAAAACGCCCTTGAGCTTAGACTTGCATTAAAACGTTTTGCTCCAGATTTGGCAATAGAAACGCAAAAACAGATGGGGTTAGCGCTGAGCCCGTTAGTAACTAGAGCTAGGGGATTTATACCGGCAGATACTAAAGTGCTAAGCGGATGGATAAAACCGCTGGCAAGCGATGACACTAGAAATTATCGGCCGTTCCCTAAGTTTAATAGCTTTGAGGCTAAAAGGGGTGTAGGTTTCAAGACTACGCCATCCAAGCCCAATAAATTAGGGTTTGTAGGTTTAGCCAGAATTTTCAACGCTAGCGCGCCGGGTGCGATATTTGAGGTAGCAGGTCGCAAAAATCCTAGAGGGCAAAAATCCGCTGCAACTTTAAGTAAAAAGTACGGCACAGTATTTAAGGGTAAAAACCTAAATAACAGTAATAACCCCAACGCGGGTCAGCAATTTATTACAAACCTTAACAATGCAGGCACTTTAGTAAGTGCTAGGCCGCAAGGTTTAGTAGGAAGGCCAAGTAGGAAAGAGACGGGGCGCGTGATCTTTAGAGCTTTTGCAGAGGATAACGGCGTAGCAGTAGCAGCGCTCTTAAAGGCTATAGAGATAGCTAAAGATAAGTTTGAAAAACGCATGGCGGCATAATGGCTACAGAATTACTGATAAATCTAGTTAGCCAGTTCACGGGTAAGGGTTTTCTAGAAGCTGAAAAAAGCGTAAATAAACTACAAAAGAGTACGAAAAAGTTAGGCAAAACTTTAGGGGTTAGTTTAGCTGCCGGCGTAGTATTCAAGACTAGCAAAATGTTAGTTAAAGCCTTTGCAGAGGACGAAAAAGCAGCTGTCCAGCTAACTAAAGCTGTAGAAAATTTAGGGATAGGTTTTGCTAACCCGTCCATAAATAACTTTATAGAGGGCTTGGAAAGGACAGCGGGCATATCAAGGAGTGAGTTGAGGCCAGCGTTCCAAGATTTATTGACTACTACGGGATCATTGACTAGGGCACAAGATTTACTAAATAAATCTATAATTATTAGCCGTGGCTCTGGCATAGCTTTAACCACAGTTACAGAGGATCTTACCAAGGCTTATTTAGGCAGCACTAAAGGTTTAGAAAAATACAAAACAGGGTTTACAAGCGCAGAATTAGCAGCAAAATCATTTTCAGAAAACTTAGAAATACTTTTAAGGCTAAATCAAGGCGCGGCAGATGATTATTTTACGACTACGGCTTTCAAATTAGAGCTATTAGCTATAGCAGGCGAAAGCGCCAAGATAACAATAGGTGAGGGCTTAGTAGAGGGTCTAGGTAATTTTGCTGGTAGCGGTCAAGCTAGCGATGCCGTAAATGTAATAAACGATTTATCTCAAGCTCTAAGTTTCTTTTTAAAATTAGGCGGCAGCGCGCTTGGTCTATTGGCGCGTATTCCAGAGTTTGGATTTAGGGCATTCGGTCTAGGTGCTATGTATGATAGACCCGAAACAGTAATTAGCACGGAAACAGAATTCACAAAAAAGCAAAAAGAAATAATAGCTAAGTTGGATGCAGCGGCAGCAAAGCGCGCGAAGGCGTTAGCAGATCTTGCCAATAAACAGGCAAAAGCCGAGGCATTAAGACGCAAAGAAAAAGAGTTACAAGCTAAACTAGATAAAGCCGCCCTAGCGTTGGGCAAAGGCGAGGATATATTTGACCTAGATAAAATACAGGTACAGGCCGCGCTATTAGCTAAGCAACAGGAAATAAACAAACTGGGCGCTAATGCTACAGATCAGCAAAAACTACAGCTAGCCAATGATGCACAGCGTTTAATAGTAAAACAGTTAATGCTAGATTTA